TCACATTTTTCTGTCTCCAGCCGACTTTTCGGCAACGCGGGTTCCGGTAGGGTTCCGGTGCGTCGAGCCCGGAGCCAGCTTCTCGATCTTGGCGATGATGCGATTCAGGGCGCGCACGACGGTGGGGAATTCGCCGATCGCGTAGACCTCGGTCTGGCTTCCGTCGCGGTGGCCCATGAACCCCTCCAGATCCCACTTCTTCGCGCCGTTGTTACGGACGAGGGTCGCGAGGCTGTGGCGCAGCAGGTATGGACGCCACTCGCGGCCGGCAGGCATGTCGAGGTTCGTCAGCATCGTATCCCACGCGCGATCGACGTCCTGGATGGCGCGGCCGTGATAGTTCACAAGCCAGCCCCGGCCGGCACGGTCCGGTATCGGCAGCGCCATGTACGTCTCGTATTCCTCGCGCAGCCAGCGATCGAGCAGCGGCAGCACCGGCAGGACGGCGCGATGCTTCTTGTTCTGCGTGCGCCCTTGCGGGTTGAGGTCGAGCGTCGGCGCGCCCGGCCACCACTGCTCGCGGTCGGGCGCGACGTTGATGTCGACGACAGCACCAGGCCGCGCGATCGTGCAGACCGATGCGACGAGGAACGCGTGAAGCGAACCGCGCTGGCGATCGGGCTCGGCCGCGTAGGCGAACATCTTCGCCAGTTCCTCGACACCGATTCGGGTGCGGCGCTGGCGTTGCACCTGGCGGGCGGGGAGGGGCTTGTAGATCGGTCGCTTATCAGAGCGCGCCGGCTCCGCGTTCGCGGCATGGTTCAAGACGGCGATCAGCTGCGCGATCGACGCCTCGGTCGCGGCTGGTGAGCGCGGACGCGACACGGTGACTTCGCCCTTGCCGTTGCGCCATTCGACTGGCTGCAGCCGGGACCAGGCGCGGAAGGCGTTGACGAAGACGGTGCCGCACGCTGTCGCGCAGCTCGTCGAGTGACCGAACCGACCTTCCGCGCCAAGAGCATGCTCAGCGTCGAGAAACGCCACGGCGTGCGCCAGGCGACCCGAGATCGTGTCAGCCGAAGCGCGCGTGTTGCCCCACTCTATCTTATAATCTGCGATGGCGTCCGTCAGGAGATACGCCTGCGCCTGCGCGAGCGGCTGGCCGCATGCGTGACAGAAGGCCGGCGCTTCGCCCTTGTCGGCAAGGTAGACCTTGTCGAGTTCCAGAATGGCCGCTGCTACGTCGCTTGTAGCCGTCGACGTGCTGCGCTCGCGTCGCGTTCCACTGTCGTACCACCAGATGTATAGGTTGGGGCTCCGAAGGGTTCCGTCTGCCCGTTCGTCATGGGCGAGCCAGTATTTCCCTCTCTGGTAAACCGGCGGAGTGCGTCGCGGCATTGTGTCTGTTCTTTCAGGTAGTCCGCTACAGCGCGATTGATGATGTCGAAGAGCCCGAGGCTTCCGAGTAGGTCGAGGTCGGGAGACTCGATCCGGACGCCTTTCCCGACGTCGGCCGCTCGCATCAGCTTGCGGGACAGTTTGATCAGTGAGGGGGCGTTCATCAGCCCTTCGCCTCGGCAAGCACGGCGCGTAGCTTGGCAGCGTGCTCCAGCATCTTGTTGCCGCGGGTTTCGAGGGTCTTCGCAGTGACGAACAGGTCGAGGTTCGACACGCCACGATCGGCGTTCAGCTTATAATTTAGGCTGCGGACGCAAACGCCTAAGACATCTGCCAAAGCCTTTTTTCCGCCCAAGATCTCGTAGGCGGTTTGAAGCCCCATCATCCGGGGCATTTCGATTGGGAGGCCGCGCTGTTCCCGGATTGGGGAACAGTTGCTCGGTTGTGGCGATGATTGAGACTGGCGAGCTTCGGGGGGAGCGGCGCTGATCATCATGGAGATCCTGTTGGTGCGAGGGGATCGAGCGGTCGCGCCAGCGGCCGTTCTTGTAGAAAGCGTTTCGCCAAGAGCGGCGAGCGGGTCAGAACATGGGCGGCGGGCGTCGCTGGATCGGGTGAAGATCCTTGGCGAGGCAGAGGATGGCCTGTCCGTCGTCGAAGCGGACCGAGGCGAAAGCCTTGCGGACGGCGAGGACGTCGCACTGCTTTCCGGTGCGGCCGAGCCCTTGGAAGAGGGCACGGTCGCCGCCACAGACTGCGACGTCGCCCACGTCACGAGCGAGCCGCTTTGGCGAACGGCGTCGCGGGCAGGGGTTTGAATGCGGGCTCGACGTTGCCGAGTGCCAGCCGGCAGATCCGGCTCCACTGCGGGGCTACCGTCGCGGCGATCACGCCGATCGCCGTCGCGCCTACGCTGCCGAATACGGTCAGCGCTACGCCCGTGAGGACATCGTGCAGCATCAGCGACGCCGATCCGATGTGCCGGCGACGAGCATGACGATCGCGACGGGGATCCAGATGACTGCGAACAGGATCGCCAGGACGATCTTGGCGATGCGACGGCGGCGCATGGCGCGCTCGAGCTGCGTGGCGCTGGTTTCGACGGCGATCACTGGCAGCACTCCACCGGCACGGTGTCGGGCAGGCAGACCGTGCAAGCGGTATCGGTTGCCCAGGCGCACGCGCCATGCTCGTCACTCGTGCAGGGATCCCAATGGCTGCAACCGCAGCCACGGCAGATGCGGGGGTGGCTGTCGACCGGATCGGTAGCAAGCTGGCGGTACACGTCCGGATCGAACGGGAAGACGCTGCGAAGGGCTTCTAGCGTCTCGGGGTGACGTGCCGTATTGCCGGGCGTTTCCAGCACGTAGATCAGGTCGAGCGCAGGTGCGACCTCGTCGGCGTTCCGCGCCAGCATGCCGGCGACTTCCTTGATCGACATGCCAGCCGCCTCGCGGCGCAGGCGGAGGTACACGGCAGGCGTCAGGGCCGCGGCGCTGGCGGTCGCGGCGCGCTCGCCTCGCTGCATCGGCATCGTGAATGTACGCGGGAAAGCGTGCATCATTGGGCATTCCTTTCGGCAAGGGGGTAGCGGCGCCGGAAGCGGGTGCTTCCGGATGGCGGGGGGATGGTTCAGGACGTTTGCGGCCGAGGCCGCGGGGATCAGGTCACGGGATCAGGTCGGGGAAGGCAGGACCTCCGCCGCGTCAGGCTGATCGTCGTTGGCAGGCACCCGCTGGTCATCGTTCGCGGGCTTCGAGCGCCACTGCCCGTGCGGCAGGATCGCTTCCGTGATCGCGGGGTTTGGCTTCATGCTCGGCCGCACCGTCCGGAAGATGCCGAGCTGCGCCACGAAGGTGTGGAGGCAATCGGCATCTTGGCAGACGTAGCGGATCTCGCGCGTGAACACGTCGAGCTGGACGGAGTCGTATGCGATCGAGCGCGTCAGGCAGTGTGGGCACACCGTTGCGGGTACGCGCGGCGTGTAGTTTCTCTTCGTCTTAGTCACTGATGGGTCCCCCCGGTATTCCCCGGCCCGGTCGACATGGCAGGACGAAGGAAACGGGGCAGGCGCCGACGTATGCGGCGCACGACGCCTTCAACCTGCGTTACCTCGACCAGCGCGCGATGGAGATCGAGCGGGGAAGCGCCGGGTTGAACGGCAATGAAAAGAGCGGCTTGCAGATCGCCTGCCTCGCCAATGAACTCGACCGAGTCGTCGATAAGCGCGCGGCGGCAGGCGTCCTGCTGATCAACTTCGATATCGAGCTGATGGCTGAAGGCGTCGCGGAAAGGTGCGTCCTCGCCCCCAGCAAGCCGATGCGCGGTATCGAGAGCGAGGGCCTCCATCAGCGACGGGAGCGTTGGCGTGTCTTCTTTCGCCCACTCGTAGACCGTGCTTACCGATTTACCGACGACCGCAGCCGCGCGTTCGCGACCGAGTTGCGCGAGGACCTTGCCCATAGCGTCGGGAAAGCTGTCGGGAATACGTGGCTTAGTCATCGAGCGGCCTTCGACTGGAAAACCGCGAGGCGATTACAATCGACGCTGCCAATCTCCGCCGCTAACTCTCCGAAGATATCGGGACGAAGGAGGTGACGCGACACGCCGAGCTTACGTTCGATCGCCACGGCCTCATCGGGCTCAGCGCGGCAAGAGCCATTAAGACGCTTGGATATCGCTGGCTGCTTCTTGCCAATGACTATCGCCAGCGCGACCTGTGAGCCGGCGCGCTGAAGCGCTTCATTGAACGCTTGCTGGGGTGTCAGTTGAGACTGCATGCCGCCATATATTCTTAAAAGAATAGATTGGTCAATGCGCAATAGTTGCTGGTCTCTAATTCCTGTTGGAATATTCAATCGGTATGCAAATGAGCGAGCGGATCACTGAACGGCGCAAGGCGCGAGGGCTCTCTCAAGCCGCGCTGGCGAAGCAGGTAGGCGTTACTCAACCGACGATCGGCAAACTCGAAGCCGGTATCAGCGCGCAATCCACCTATATCCACAAGATCGCTCGGGCCCTTGGCACTACCTCCGAGTACCTTACCGGTGAGATCGACGATCCGGGCGAAGATGCGCCGCCACCGAGCGCTAAGCCGAACGCGCAGATCGCCACAATGCAAGTCCTGCTCCCGGATATACGGGCGCTGGAGCGCATGTTTCTTGGCGTTTTAAAGGCTTCGGAAGGGTTGTCGCAGGAAGCTCTCGCGCATGAGCTCGCACGGCTGCTTCCCAAAGGGCTCGGGCTCGTTCGAGGGCCACTCGTGTTTGAGGAGACGGACGTCGGCGGTGCGCGTCCAGACGAACCTGAAGACGGTCATGGCGATCGTCCCGTACGACAGCAAGCATAGCACAGGTGGTTTCACACCGGTCGCATCCACGTTCGCACGCGGGCTGTGACTGGAAGACTGACGCCATATGCTCTACTCATTCTGTTCCTGTTTCGTTCTCAACCGTAAGGCAGGATATCCTACAAAAATAGAGCTTTGTTTATCTAGTCCGAGGGAGCGAGGGGGCGGCAATGATTATCAGGGTGCGGGCAAAGACGCGCGGCGGTGAGATTGGGCAACTGAGCGTGAGCAAAAATCTAGTTACTAAAGATGTGAATGGAAAGTTGGCAAACCCAACGTCGCACGACGGAACGTGACTGCAGTTGTTACGTACAGAAAACGCAATATGCTGATGACGGGACGTGTACTTCCTGATCAACCTGAAAGTTGAGACAAAAATAGCGAATATCAGTCAATGCTATTTTTTGAAGTAAAGCATATTGCCAAAAAAAGAAATTTGGCGCTTTCTCGTCGAGAATAACTTTTGAACAACAATTCACTAATGGTAGGTTTATAAGCATGGCGCGTGATACCTCGACCCCTGTGCGACCGCGAAAAAGACTCGCCAAGGCCGAAGGTAAACTCGAAAAGGAGCCGGGCGCCGGCACAGGAAAAAAAGATTTTCATGCAGAGTACCAAAGACTCTTGCCCCTAGCTACGCGTATTATTGACGGCATTGCGAACCAAATGCCTGCTCTGCTTGCGAAGCATGGAGTGTCTCTTGGTGTGCCTATCGAAAAAAGAGTGAAGGATTGGAGTTCGCTATCGCAGAAGATCGAAGGGCGAGAGCCCAAAAAAATATCTGACATTCAAGATATTGCAGGAATGAGATTTATACTGTTATTTCTCAGAGACCTTCCAGCGCTGGATGTCTTGATCAACGACAACTTCGACGTTGTTAGCTCGGAAAATACGATTGATAGACTTGGGTCGACACAGTTCGGGTATCAGTCAACACATTACATCGTTAAGCTGAAAGATACTTGGTTAGGTGTTCCTAGCTATTCTGATCTTGGCGAAATATATGTTGAGATCCAGGTTCGTACTTTATCTCAACATATCTGGGCGGCTTCATCTCACAAGCTTCAGTACAAGAAGGAGGAGAGTGTTCCTCTACCGTTGCGAAGGACCATTAATAGAATTTCTGCGCTACTAGAAACTGTAGACCTTGAACTATCGAGAGTTCTAGAGGAAAGGGATGCCTACATTGATAGCGCGGGGGTAACAATCAACGATGACGATCCCCTCAACGTAGACCTGTTGCAGTCTTTGCTTGACGAATTATTGCCACCAGAAAATAAGTCGGATGACGAAGATTACAGCGAACTTCTGGAAGATCTATTAACGTTTGATGTGAACACGGTTATCAAACTTCGCGATCTTATAATAAGTAACAAAGAGCACGTGGAAAAGGCTGAGGCTCGTGAGTTGTCACAGCGAGTAGAAGGTGGCCATGTTTTAGGAACTAGTCGAGCACGCATCGACAGGAATGTATTTTTCAACCATATGGGTTTAACAAGAGAAGCGCTAGTCGGACAGTTTGGGCAGTCTGAGGTTGCCAAGATAATAAATCCCCATGATCTGACTTATGACTTCGAGGATGAAGTGGAGGATGCGCATGAAGATCGAGCTGAGTAGCTCTGATATATCGGTACGCCGCATCATTCGCGATCCAGTTTCAATAAAGTCGTATATCCGCGGTCACTGACGGAATGTGCAACTTCGCTAACCAACCAGCCCACCGCATCGATCGTATCTTTGTAACCCGTAACAATAGCCTTTGTCTCAGGATGTATATCCGGGCGCCCTAAGGCAAGCGTTAGTGAAAGCGAAACCGGTTCGCGACCAGCGCGTCCGCTCGCCGCATTCGCGGCAGCCTGTGCGTCGATCTCGTTACCGTAGACGCGAGATAGTATCTTCGCTCCTTCCGCCTGTCCTGCAACGAAGTGCTGACGTTTGCCGGTTTTGCGATCGTGCCACGTTGCCTTCACGCCGGGTACGTCGTCGCGCTTCTGGCGGCTGTACTGATGCGCATCGCCATCGCGCCGGGCGATGGTGACGATGGCGATCGGCTTGCCCGTCGTGGTAACGCCGGCAGATATTGGCGAGAACATGAGGACGCCCCGAGCGATCTTGGCGACCGCGCCACGCTCTCGGCCGAGCCGGCGCAGAAACGCCAAATCGCTTTCCCGGTTCTGTGCCTTCGACTTGATCGCGATCCCGGCGAGACTAGCAGCGCAGCGCGGCGTAAGACCATGATGCTGCGCCACATCGCTTACGATCGTCCCTAGCGTTGTACCGTGCCAGCTCTTCTCTCGCCTGGTCTTCAGGTCGCTAGTGAAGTCGGCCGAGCGCGCGCGGATCGTGATCAGGTCGGGTGGGCCGCCATGCGCGACCTCGTCGACGATGAACCATCCCTTGTCGACCAGGCCCGACGTGACGTCGCTGCCCTGCTTCCAGCCGAGCCATACGTGGATCTTCGCGCCAGTCGGCGGGAGCGCGACGGTGCCGTCGGTATCGTCGATGACCAGATCGAGCTGGTCGGCTTCCTCTCCACGTTTCTCGCTGATCCCCAGCGAGACGAGGCGACGGCGTGGCGGGCGGCCGTTCGGTTGCGGCACCTTGCCTTCTAGGACTGGCGTAATGTCCTTGCCGTCGACAACGACACGAACCGCGGCGATATTGGAGATCATGCTACGTCGCTATCGACGCGAAGTAGGTCGATCGCGAAATCGATCTGCCGCGGCGTACCATCCTGAAAGAAGACTTTGCCGCGGTCGTCGATACCGGTGATAACGTAGGAGCCGTAGACATAGCCGCGCCCGTCGACCAGCGACCAGGCATCGCCGGTGTCCGCCATGCGGCGCAGCTCGTCGATCGAAACCCGTCCGTCCGCGATCTCCAGATAAACTGATCCGGGCAGCGCGATCGTCTCGACGCCGGGGCCGGTGAACTGCGTGGCGTCGCGCGCTCCAATCCTCGTCGACGTGGCGTGCCGCCAGTCGGCACGACGGGCAATCTCATCGAACGCCAGCGTGTCGATCGAGAAAGCGAACAGGCCAAGTGCGAGCAGCATCAGACGGTCTCATAATCAGGGGTGTCAGCAAACGACGAACGGCCACGCGCAGCTGTCTCTCGATCCCGGCGGTCGAGTTCGTCTGCAACGGCGCGGGCAAGCGCCTGGCTGTCTTGTCCCGGCTGCTGGTTGATATGAATCACGTAGCTAGGCGAGGAAGCACCTGCGTTGCCCGCGGGCGCGGACGGCGTGCTGGCGGAACCGGCCACCGCCATCGCTGGGATCGCGCTGCCGGTGACCATCGCCGCGGTAAGGCGACTTGATAGGCGATCCATGCGCCTGACGGGCTCGCCTTCCTGCGCGGCGATGCCGTTCGTCAAGCCGTCGACGATGTGACCGCCAAAGCCCATGAAGACGCGGCTAGGTGACTTAATGCCCAGCGCTTTTCGAAAGGCACCGGAAGCGGTGCTGGCAACGCTTGTGACAGCAGTGACCACCCAGCGCAGCCCGCTCAACAACCCGTTGACCAGGCCCTGCATCATGTGACGGCCGGCTTCGGTGAGGCGTGCCGGCAGTTGAACGCCGAACAGGCTGAGCAGGGCGGCAACGCCGCTGTAGACCAAACCTACCGGGCTGAAGTTGAGCAGCATGCCGGCGACTCCGGCAATGCCACCGGCGAACCCTGCCTTGATCCCGTTCCACACGCCAGCGAACCAGCCGCTGATTGCGCCCCAGTTCGCGTAGATCAGGTAGGCTGCGGCGCCGATCGCGACGATACCGGCGACCACACCAAGGGCGATGCCGATCACTGGCAGCATACCGATACCAAGCGCGCCGGCGGCGAATGCCAGTGCGGAGAACGGCGCGACCAAGCCCGCGATGACGATCGCACCGCCGCCCAAGATGAAGAACAGGCCGGCAAATGCCGCGGCACCTACGGCGATCGCCTTCGTCGCATTCGGATACCGGTTGGCAACATCACCGATCCAGGTCGCAAACGCATTGGCCCGTTTTACGACCGCGTTCACCGTTGGCAGCAGCTGCGACCCGAGCGTGATCGCCAGCGTGGTGGCGTTGATCTTTAACTGCTTGGATTGCTCGGCCGAGTCCTTCATGCGATCGGCAAAGTCGCGATCCGTCGTGCCGCCCGCCTTCGATGCCTCGGCCCGGATCTTCCGGAATTCCTCCATGTTTTGGATCAGGGGGCGAAGGCCCTGCTGCACCTGGGCGTCTTCGAAAAGATACCCCAGCTTCGACAGGTCGCCTTTAAGCGTCTTGTTCGTAAGCTCCGCGATGGCCTCTAGGGGGGTCTTCCCTTCGCTGTACGCCTTTTTCAGCGCCTTCGGGAGATCCACGCCCATCTTTTCAAATGCTTTGTTTGTCGCGGGGGATGCGATCTTCTGAAGGATGTTCGCGAGGTTAGAGCCTGCAGATGCGGCGTCGCCGGCACCCTTGCGAGCGATCTGCAGTCCGGCAGCAAGATCGGCCACGGCACCGATGCCCGTTTGGCCCAGGCCCTGATATGCGGCCGTCAGCGCCGGGAAATACTGCGCCATATCCTTGATCTCGAACGCGCCTGCCTTGCCGGCACTGGCCATGACGTCGATGATCTTTCCGGTCTGCGCGACCGGCACCTTCAGGTTATCGGTTGCGGCGAACGCGGCAGCGGATAGATCCGCGATTTCCGCCTTATACGCCGTCGCCGCTCGGCCGATCGGCGTCATCATCTTCACCGCGTCGGGGACTTTGGCACCGAGACCAGCAAGGGCGTCGACGCCAGCCTGCAGATCCGCTGGCATTTGATTTGCGGCGCGAGCGGAGACCAGTAGGTTGCGGCCGAGCTTATCCGACGCGGCACGCGAAAGATCAGCCTTCTGACCGATATCCGTCATCACCGACTGGTATTCCTGCGCCGCCTTGATGCTGCCGATAAGCGGGGTCGCCATCGCCATGCCCGTGCCGATCGCCGCGGCACCGCCGGCCGCAAGGCCAGTGGCCACGCCCTGCATGCGGGCGAACCGCGCACGGCCGGTCGCCATGCGGCGCTCGCGATCGGCCAAACGACTTACGCGCCGTTCCTGCTCGGCGATCTCTTGATTGGTTTCCCGGGCGCTGTTCCGAAGGTCGCGTTCATGGCGTGCCAGATCCGTCGTAGCGACGCCGGCCTCGCGCAGACGATCACGGAGCGTTCCCAACTCGCGCGTCTCGGCCTGGTGCTGACGTTCGAGCTTTGCGGCCTCGGCCTTCGCCTTAGCGAATTCGCGGGTCATCGCACGCGTGGGCTCTGCGGTTTCGGCCATTTGACGGCCGAGCGCCGAAGCATTTTGGCGGGCGGATTGCATCTGCTGCTCGGTCGAGCGCAGGCCAGTTTTCAAGGCACGGAAACCGGCGATGTCGCCCTGCGCACGCTCGATCGCTTTCAGGCTATCGCGGGTCAGCCGAAGCGCCTGCGCCGCCTTCGTCGATCCACCGGCGATAGCGCGCAAAGGGCCGGTGACGCGGTCACCGGCCTCCAAGAGCATCCGAATGCGCAGGTTACGGTCCACGCTATTTTCCTTCGGGATTGTGACGGCGAGCGGCGCGGTTGCGCCATTGCATCAAGTCGGGAACCGCCAGCGCGTCCATCGCGTCAGGTGGCCAATGAAAGACGAAGGCGATATCCGCCATCGGCTCCTCTACATGCTCTGGGAAAGCGCTTCCTTCGTCGCAGTCGGCAGCAAAAAATCGACCAGCACCCCTGCGACCTGCATGACGTCCGCGGGATCCATCGCGTCGATCAGATGAGGATGCAGGATCGGCTGGGTCACGCGTGGGGCCACAAGCGCGACCTGGTTGAAATCCATACGTACCAAGCCCCCGAGATTCGCGCCGCGCAATGCTCCGGCCATCGGCTTACGAACATGAACCACCGTGCCCGCCGGCAGCACGACCTTGTCAGCAACGACGACATCGTATTCGATAGTGATGTCACCTGGTGCACCGGCCGGGGCGGGGGTCGAGTTGTCGTTCTGGTTGTCCATCGTACGTTTCCTGACAGGTCTTGGTAGTTGGTTGGGTCAGCGCGGAAGCGCTAAGGCGGAGATCAGAAGCCCAGCGCGGCGCGATGTGCGGCCATCAGGTCGACGCCACCGACGATCTCGATCATGCCGAGAACATCGATCTCGACTTCGACGACGCCGTTCCACGTCAGCTTGAAGTAGCTGAGCTGGCTCTTGACCTTGAATTCGGTGTCCTCGCCGGGCTTCCATTCGCCCATGTCGACCTCTTCGTGCCGACCGCGCGTAACGATCTCCAAGACGTCGACTGCGCCAGTGTCGTCGTTCTGGAATGATCCGACGAAGCGCTGCTGTACGCCGGCGAGGTTGAGCATGCCGTATTGGCGAAGGATCTGGCGCATGGGACCGCCATACGTCGCCTCCATTTCGAGCGGCTCGCCACCCATGTCGACCTTGACTGCGCGACCCATGCCACCGGCACGGTATTCCTCGAATTTGCGCGCGAGTTTGGGGGGCGTGATCGAGACGGTTTCGCCGATGAAGGCTTCGCCGTCGTTGAACATCATCGTCTGCTTGAGCTTGCTGGGGAACGCCATCGCGTCGACCTTTCGTGGGTGAGGTGGGTTTAGTTGCCGGCGACTAGGCTGGTGAAGTCGGCAAAGAACTCGTCGGAGATCTCCTGCTCGATCCCGAGCGCCTCCAGCGGCGGTACGAAGGTGTAGCGGTAGCCAATGAGCAGCTTGCCAGCCTTCAGCTGATCGACCGGGTTCTTGGCCCCGTCGAACACCGCGACGGCACCGAGGATGCGGCCGGCACGCTTTTCCTGCCGGAATTTCTCGTTGATCTGCTCGACGATGTCCTTCGCCAGACTGGGCAGCAGCGGCTTGTCCATCGCCCACACCAGGCCGAGCGCGACGGTGTCGGCAAGGATCTGTGCGGTGCGGCAGGCGCTTTCGAACACGAAGTCGCTGGCGGGTGCGGCGCAGGTGCGATTGCCCCAAAAGCGAAGTTCGCCCGCGATACGCACGACGGTGACCAGCTGGGACGCGTTCAGTACGTTCGCGTCGCAATCAGCGTCCTGAATATCGAAGGTCACATCTGCGGCCAGGCCGTCGACCTCCGGCAGTGCAACGTTCGACAGCGTCTTGTGCCAGCCCTGCGTCTGGTCGATCGCGGCGCGTGCGCCCATCGCGACGGCCGCGACCGGCACGCCGATGCTTGCACCGTCAGCGCCATAGGGAGCGGTTACGCTGGGCCAGAGCAACGTCAGCTCGCGCGCGTCGGGGAACAGGGCGCGGTGGGCGATGGCCTCGCCGCGGTCGTTGCCGATGGCGTACGCGTAGACGCGGGCGCGGAGCCGCCTGGCGACAGTGACCATCGCCTTCGTGACCACCTCGCTTTCGAGACCAGGTGCGCCGATGATTCGGGGATGCAGGTTCAACTGCGCCGACGCGGTGAGCAGCGCCTGCATGCCGGTTTTCACGCCAGCCACATCGGTACCAACGACCGCGGTCGCCGTCGCTGCCGGCGTAGAACCTGGCGCAACGCGCACCACGACAATCGGCGCGTCGACCTGGCCGGCGATGGCCTTCAGCGCGGCGCGCAGCGTGCCGTCCGCGCCGGCCTTCTCGATCGCGTCGTCCATGTTCGTAACCGCGACGGCAGTATCGAGCGGGAATGCGCCGGCCACCGTGGCTGGCGCGGTGGCGATCAGGCCGATGACGGCGGTGGCGACGGTGAGGATCGAGCGGCGCGAGGACTTCACCTCGTTGACGTTGATCCCGTGGAGGAAGCTCATGTGCGGACCTTTCAGGCGAGCGCCGACAGGGCGCGGACGGTGGACGAGTGGGTAAAGGCGGGTGCGCCGGGCACGTCGGTGCGACGACCAGTGATCGTGAGGACGGCCGACTGGGGGAGTTTTCCGGGCGAAAGCACGACGCGGAAAAGCCGTGCACGGCCCTCCTGACGAAGTAGCGCGTGCGCCGCGGCGGCAATGATCCGGACGCGGCCGAGTTCGTTGTTTGGCTGGTCGATCAGCTTGGGGACTTCCGAGCCATAGTCGCGCCGCCCGCAGCGTGTGCCGACCGGCGTTTCAAGGATGTCGTCGATCGACTGGCCGAGGTGATCCCCGCCAGCGAGGCGCTTGCCTGTATGGCGATCCATGCCGATCACTGCGGTTTCCCCGACAGCCCGCCGCCCGGCTGGACGCCATGGTGGACGTGATCCTTGAGGCTCTTGCCGGCACCGACAACGTCTGTGTCTGCGGTGATCGTGCCGGTCGACTTGATGTTGCCATCGACCGTCATGTCGCCCTTGAACGAGAGGCCACCATCCGCATCGATACGGACGGTCGCGCCGACTGGGAGAATTGCAGTCAGCGAGTGCGACTTCGGATCGTAACCGATGCGTGCGCCGTCCTCGTATTCTGTCAGGGTAGAGGCATCGTTTGCCGGATGCGGATGCGCGTCGCTCGACAGGCTACCGATGATGACGCCGCGCGCAGTGTCGGCTTCGGGTGCGAGAACCATGACTTGCTCGCCAATGGCAGGCGGCGACCAGGTGCGCGTCGATCCTGCGCGGCTCGCAAGCCACGGAATATCACCGGTCGTCAGTTCGTCGGCGAACTGAACGCAGGCGGTGCCGGCAGCATGATCGACCGAAACGATCACGCCTTCGCGCGCAAGATCGCCGATGAGGCGTTGGGTATCGGCATGTTCGACCATAGCGGCGACCATGCGCGGGACGTTCGGAGAGGCGAGGCCCCGCTCTTGTAGAAACACATTCTACAAGAGCGGCGGAACCCTTGCCTCATTACCCGGAGGTCGGTCGATCGAGCGAGGCACGCATGACTGCACGATCGAGTTCCCGCTCACCTTGGTTGCGCGAATGTAGATTTTCATCACGGCTCCGGGTTGCAGTGGCGATTCTCACGCGCAATGATCGCGAGACAAGATCAAGTGGGGCCTACAGATGTTGAACGACGTGATCGTTTTTGAATTCGAGAATAATGATGGCCGCACCGTGTTGCTTGATCCGGCGATCGTTAACGAACTGTGCGAAGCCCTTTCAAATGTAATGCGAACTTTGGTAGAAGCTCTTGGTCAAGGCGAAGCTGATATCAAGTATTACATCGTTGCCGCAGATCGCGGTAGCGTGCGGCTTGCGCTTAAAGGCATCATGAAGCGCTTCAACGGCGAATACGGCGAAAGTTTGGAAAATGCTGCGAATGTTTCGACTCTAATGCAATCTCTGGGGCCTCTTTTAATAACAGCGGGGCTATCCTTTGGCTTTTTCATCTCAAAGGACGACGCGCAAGCACGCCAGAAAACGGTGTCAGTCGAAGTTTCCGCCAACGTTGTTGATAACGCACAGGTCCTGAACGGCATCGATCACCTCGCGCGCACTGCCCTGAGTGCCGGTGCCAACCGCGTTGAAATTCGGGTTCCAGATGAGTCGACTTGCCTGTTGAATGTCGACGCTCCGAACTCTCCGCGTTTTCTCGGCATTCACGCGCAGCCCGTCGATGCACAAGAATTCAAGAACGCCAGGTTGGAGTTGAGCGGCCGCACGCTGGACGTGGAGTATCAGGGGAAGCCGCTGAAGGCGTTGGTCGGAACCATAAAGCCCGCGCCGTATGACACCGGGTCTATAGCGGTAGTCGTAATCTGGGCCTCTCGGTTTGATCCTCCGGAGGACAACGAAGTGGTTGAGGTTTCTGGAAGCTTCATTCCAAATTCAAGCGGCGCGTTTAAGGCCGTAGGCACGATACACCCGTCCGATCGGTCTATTGCGGGTGTCGCAGTTGTTCGGACGCGCCGTTTTGACGGCTGAACCGACAGCCGGAATTGGGGGTGCTGCGGAATAGCAGCACCCCTATTAGTTCGGGTTCAGGATCTCAAACTCCGTAACCACCGGACCGATCACGGTGCCATCCGCGAAAGTCTGAGGGTTCGCTGCCGTGATCTGGTTGAAGTAGAATTTGTTATCGACGGTCGGCGCGAAGTACGTTGAGCGCAGCGGCGCGGTCGCGTCGTCGTATCCCGCTACCTTGCGGGCGCGGAAGATGTAGCCGTTACCGTAGCCGACCAGCTCGCTCGCCTTGTTCGTGAACTGGCTGTACGTCGCGGTCGTCAGATCCTCTTCGTACTGCCCCGGCCGAGGCGGCGAGCGACGCCCCTTCGTGACCATCAGCTGACCTGCATCGTTCTGACGGAAGACGGGGAAGATGCCGGCGTAGATGTAGCTGAAGGTCTGCGCCCCGCTGATGACGAACGTCACCTCGAGCCGCAGACCCTTCACCGTCCATCGCCAGTGCGTGTAGACGTCCGCAATCTTGGTATCCGGGGCGGCATTATCAAACAGCGCCGACGTCATGTAGAACGTCAGTTCCTTGGCGGTGATCGTCTGGGCAACAGCCGGATCGAACTCGCTCCCGTCGGCGAACGCCTTGAACTCGGTCATTACCTGGTTGCCGTGGCTGATGCCGCCCGAATAGTCCGCGCGGCCCGGTTGCATCACCGCCGTCTCGATCTCCGATTGTCGGGTAAGCTGCGCAACGATCGTCTGCAAATAGCTCGCGTCCAAAGATACGTCGTACTGCCCCGAGTTGCGCCAGACGTCGACCTTCGGGCCTTTGGTGAGATCCGTGTTCAAGCTCCGCAAGAATCTCCATGCAGTCCAGCGGGCTTTCGCGCCCGGAACATAGATGTTCATCGAGCCGATGCCGCCATTCGTTGGGGCGACCTTTGCAATCACCAAGCTGTTGTCGCGCGCGATGCTTGCAACCTCTAGCCGGTAGGCACCACCGCCGTAGATCTGGTCCAGTGGCGAAGCCGAGGATCCGCTGGTCGTGTGGCTGAACAGGACGATCTTGTTGCCGCTCTGCCAGCCACTATTCGCGCCTGCAGCCAGATTGTTCACCACCGTTGGAACAACACGGGTCAGGCTGCCGGCAGGCTGGTCGTCCAAGTTGGCGACGATCGCCTGATTAGCGCCAAGCACCACGTCGGCCAGGCCGTCGATCCGATACTCGATGCTGCCCGTGGCGTTTTCCTTCCAGACGCGGCCCTGGCTGATCGAAACCGTCACGGTGCCGTTGCCGTTGTTGACCAGCTTGAAGATGCGGCCGTCGACCGTTCGGCGCGTGCGCAGCGTGCTGGTCGCCAACGCCGAAGTGTCGGGGACCGGCAGGTGCAGCACGTAAGGTCCGCCGCCGTAAATCTGATCGATAGGCAGCCCGGCATCGGTGTTGGCGTTCGCGAACAGCACCAGCTTGTTGCCGCTCTGCCATCCGGCATTCGCAACCGAGGCGGGGTTGCCGACATACGGCACCACCCGCCCCGATGCGTTTACCGCGCTATCGAGATCGACCATCAGTGCCTGCCCGTTGGGGATGACGACGTTGGTGACGCCGTCGATCTTGTACAAAGGATTGCCGGCATTGTTCTCGGCGTACACGCGGCCCTGCGATGCCGAGATCGTCAGCGCGTTAGGTGCTGCGGATAGCGCGTAGATCCGGCCGGTGACATTGTAGCGGGCGCGGCGCGTGTTGAGATCGAGCGGCGTCGTATCGGGGACCGGCAAGTTCAGGCGGTAAGCGCCACCGCCGTAGATCTGGTCGATCGGGAGGCCGCTCGAACTGGTCGTATGCGAGAAAAGCACGACCCAGTTTCCCGACTGCCACCCGACGCTGCCAACGGATCCGAGGTTGACGACAGTCGGCGTCAACCGACCGTTGCTGTCGACGGCACTGTCAAGGTCGACGACCAGCGCCCGATTCGCCGAAAGGACGACGTCAGCGATCCCGTTCACACGAAACGACGGCGAGCCGGCTTGGTTTTCGTCCCATATGCGGCCCTGCGAGGCGGAGATCTTGATCGTGCCGTCGAGGTTGTTGGTCAGCGCATACACCCGCCCATCCGAGATGCGGCGCGCGCGCTTCTCGCTGTTCGCCGTGAGCTGCTTCATCTCGCCTTCAGTGAGTTCGCCGGCCCACGTCAGCAGATCGGCCGCGAGTGTATAGGTACGGCCTGTGATGCCCGCCGTATCGGCCGCCAGAACTTTCACGCGCATCCCTGCCTCGCGGCGCGCAGCTGGGATCGCATCGCGATCGGCTGCTGTGGCGGTCGCACGATAGCCGCCCTGGCCGAACTCTTCGCGGTGGGTGGGATATTGATCAGCCGTATCGAACGGCGTGATCGGAGCCGCGACATTGGTGCCGAGGATAGTGCTCATGCGAAGGTGACCTCAATGGAAGCGCCCGTTTGCGGCGTGTTGAAGACGAGGATGTTCATCGGCACGGTGGCACCGCTGGCGTTGATCACGTCGCGGGTCGTCACGGTGAAATCAGTGAAGCTCAGACCACCGACCTTGACGCTGGTCAGTGCGCCGAGCGCGGCCGGCCAGGCGAAGGTTGGACGTCCGCCGCCAGTCGCATCGAAGATGATCGTGCGGGCGCGAGACGTAGCAAAACCTTGCGAGGGGAACTCGCGAAGGACTGCATTGCTCGGGGCGCTGCCGGCGGAGATGCCGGCGTACCACTTGGGAAGGAAGCGGAGGGTCGCGCTCGCCGTCCTGGTCGCGCCGATCGCGCCGGCCGGCGCGGCGGTATCGGTCGCGGTGAAGTCGAACGTTGTATCCGTCGCAAAGTTTGCCACGACGTTTTTGCCGCGATCGTTTGCGGTCAGCGCTGTTGCAATGCCGCCCGTTCGCATCAGCGTCTGAACGGTGGGCGGTACCCCCTCGATCGTCCAGGCAAGCGCCACGTTTGCGACCGTCGCACCGACCTCGGCAAACACGGGGTTGGCGCTGAACCCACGGACATTCAAACCTGAGTAGTCAAGCCGCGCGATCGCGTCCGAGAGGTCCGCCATTGAATCACGAACCACGCGTGCAATCGCCACGTCCGATGTCTGGTCGCCCCCGCCGATCGCCGTGATAGCGAAGTCGGTCGTTTGCGTGACGGCGTTGGGCAACGCCTGAGCCTGCAGCGCGCTGTCCACGAAGTCGGCGACCGCGAGATCGCCGGTCCCGTCGCCGTACATGTGGAGCAAGTCGTAAGACCCGTCCGCCCTGCGGCGCAGGTTACGCGGCGTGAAACCCTTAGCGACGTCGTCGAGCGCTTCTGGCGAACCGTCGTTCCGATCCTGCAGGAACTTTAGGAAACGCCGGCCATCGGCATGTCGCGCCACAAGTCCGGGGAACATGGCTTCGGTGCGCGCATTGGCGGACTCCATGGCGGTGTATGGCGTGCCAGCACCGCGCGCGAGCCAGTTGTCCCCTTCTGCCGTATTGGCCGACGGGATGATCGGGATCAGTAGGACCCGGCACCCGCGCGCCTGAAGGAATGCGACGATCAGCTTCAGATCGATCCACATCTGCGGATTGGTATAATCCCCGTATGCGTTCGCGACGCCGCTGAAGAAGTAATTGTTGCCGAGCCAGATGACGCAAATACGACCGGGCACGGACAGTTCGAAGTCTGGCACGAACGTCACCGGACCATCGAACGTGATCGCCGTCTGTCCTGGCGCCTGCGTCACAACATAGGCGAAGCTGGCACCGTTCGGCGCGGACACGGTCGCGCGGCGCGTCACGCCGTTGCGCGTGAGGTATCCGCTCATGGCCATGCCCGATACGACGCCCGGATCGCCGGTCGTCAGGAACGCGGCTGGGTTATTGCCGTCGATCACCGCGCCGTTGATAAGCGATACGGCTACGCTCCCGTTCGCCGGCACTGCCCCGGCGAGTGTCAGCACGATCGCCTTCGCACCGACGCGGTAGACCATCCGCCAATCCGACGAATAGCGCGCCACGCTAATCATGAGCTGGCGGTATCGAGCGGACAGCACCTGCGACCACCGATTGAGGACGTCGGTGCTGTCCGTCAGGCTGTTACCGATGAAGGCGTAAGGCTGCGCGAGCGAGTAGTTGGGGAAATCCATGCGTTGCGCCTGGCCATCGAGCGTGACCGTGTAGGTGCCCCACTTGACCAAGTGCCCGGTCGGTCGGCCGGTCGTTTTCCATTCGAGATAGCCGCGCGGGTTTGCATCGCTGTTGATCGCGACAGCGCGGGGGCTGACGATCTTGACGGCAGTCGCTTCGAGGAAGGTGCCGGCCGTCACCACCTGTTTGCGGTAGTTGATGACGAAACGAACCTGCACCTGGCCGTTGGTTGTCGGCGCGCCGAGAGCCAAAGTCTCGGGCAGATACGGCGCGCTGTACGTGTAGCCGATGTCGCCGGATTGCACCTCGGCAACGGTAAGCGTTCCGTTCGCCGGCTGGATCGCGAGGACGTCGCCGGCACGCAGGGCGATTGCAGCTGCCAGCGGGATCCGGCGATCTGTCCGCGTCCCGGTGGTCGCAAACGTGGAGAGGCTCACACGTACCAGCGCGTTGAGCGGCCCGCGGTAGACCGCCAGATTATTGAGACCTGCGGTCCTGTCGAACACGTCGATCGCGACCAGGCTGCCAGGATCCTCGACCAAGTGATGCCAGTAGATGGCACCGATGCCGACCGGCGTGCCGTCGACCAGCGCGACGCCAACAGGGCGGCCGATATAGGCGACGTCATCGACCTTCAGGTTGTCGACGGTGCCCGCAACAGCACCGGCGACCAGACCGGCGACGTTAGCGCGCATTGTTTTTCCGCCTTTGACGACAGGGACCAGCTCGTTGCCGTCCGGATCATTCAGCGCGGGGAGTTCGGAAATCTTCGCCATGGATCAGATCTTCATGATGTAATGAAGGGACAGCGACGGCTGGGTGACGTCGACCGTGACGGTGTGGTCATGCGCCGGCACCGCATCGACGGTCGCGCGCGCGACGTGCGTGTGCATCGGATCGTTGAGCGTGACGCTGGTGACGACGTTGTTCGCGGATCCGCCGGCATCGACGTTGCGCGTCGTGGTGGTCACGGTGCTGCTAGTCGAAGCGTTCTCGACGGCGACGGTCGCGATCGGCGTGTGAGCGCCGGCGCTGCCGGTGTTCAGATCCTTCGACGTCGCACCGAACTTAGTGCCGGCTGGCGCGTCCATCGTCGCGCCCACCGCAACGCGGCCGCGCATGTCGGGCGTCGTGATCTGGCCTTTACCATCGCCACGATCGACGACGCTGCCATCGCAGATTGCCCAACCCTTGGGGACGGAGTCGACCGCGCCGAACCACTGCAGGATCGAGCCGGTTGGCACATGCTGTTCCAGCATAGCGCGAACGACCGCGACGGGCGCGACGCGCAGCGGATCCTCGCCAGCAAGGCCCTCGGTCTTCGTCGCCAGCTCGACCACGCCCTTCTTCGTCGTGGTCGCGGCCGGATTGAGGAAGTTCGTGCTGCCGAACGTCAGGCTGTTGATCGCGGTGGTCGGGAAGGCGAGATCGAGCGGCAGATAGAGCGTGCCGGCGAGCGGCTTCTCGACGATCGGGGTGGGTTGGCCGTAGGCTGCCAGCAGCGTGCCATCGGCAAGGATAAGGCCGAAGCCCCGCACCGTGTAGGTGACCTCTTCCGCGTCCTGGATGACGATATGCACGGTGTTGTCGCCGGCCACGATGCCGGAAACGGCGGTGACGCGGCGAAACTCGCCGGGGAGCGCGGTAAGCGTCGGGGCCGCGATGAAGTCAGCCGCGGTCAGCCCGATCGCGGCGATCGTCAGGTCGATCGGGTCGCCAAGCTGGGCGGAAGCGAAGCGTGTGATCCCCGCTTTCGTGAGGACGAGACGGAGCGCGGTCATAGGCTGGTGTCCAGATAGCTGCCGTCCGTGGCGTCGAGCAGCGGCTCGCCGGTCTCAGTCTGCAGATAGAAATCCCATTCGGGCGAGGTGTCGGCGACCAGGTCCATGTCCTGACGGATCTCGATGAAGCCGCGTGCGACGCCTTGGACGCCGACAGAGCCGTCCAAGGTCAGTGCGTGGACGAGCGTCATGTGTTCGCGCAGCGGCTTTACGCGCGAGACCTCGCGGATGATGGCCTCGGCAAAAGCGGCGGTAGAGCGACGTCCGCCAGGCGCTGTCCCGTTATCGAGGACGAGCGGGAGAACGACTTCGAAAGTGTTCGGCGCACGACGCGGCTCGGCTTCATGCCATTCGACCAGTTTGATGAGCTTGTCGAAGCGCGCCAACACCGTCTCGACCGCGAGACGCGTTCCCTTGATGCGGTGGAATGCATAGGAGGTTGCGGTCGCCTCGCGCTTATCGGCTTCTGACCAGTCCGCATCCCAGCTATCGACCGACAGCCCCCAAGCCAGCCAGAAAAGCACATCGTCCGGGCAGTTCAGCGGATCGTCGATGACGTCGACAGGCGTTGCAATGCTGCCGGCACGTACGCCGGCCTCCAAGGCTCTTTCCAGCGGTGTCGCGTTGGGCGGTAGGAGACTAGTCGTCATAGCCGCCATGCGTGATCGTCAGGGTAGTGCAGAGTGCAGCCTGAGTGCGGTCGCAAACGATGTCGGTCGCGGGCGAGACGATCTCCACGCGCTGAACACCGGGCGTGGTGAGCGCAGCGTTGATGCCGGACAGCGTGACGTTGCGCCCGAGGCGACGTGCGTCGATCAAATACTTATCGAGTTGTTTGCGTGACGTTGCAATCAGCAGTGCGGGGTCGGGACCGGCGAACGTCCAAAGCCTGGCGTCGATGACGAAACGAAGCTGCGTTGCCGCTGCCACGGTGACAAAGTCGCCAACCGGTCGAACCGCCTTGTCGGTAACAATGTCGCGTACCGCTTGCACCAGCGCCTCGGGGGCGGTGCCGTCGCCAGATCGCGACAAGACAGTGACCAGCACTTCACCAGGTGCCGGCGAAATGGCGCTGGCGTCGAGGACGTCAACGCCAGCGTCCTTCGCCCGCTTCACGTAGGCAAGCTCGGGACCGGCAGCGGCAAAGCCTTCGGGACCGAGGACGATCCGCGCGCGGAAGCTGTCATCGTCCTCGTAGACGGTTACCGCGCCGGTGGTGGCGTTGGCCGGCGTGACGACGAGGCGACCGACGCCGATCGCCGCGCCGATATGATCAAGGGTGGCACCGGTGGCGTACGCGAGCAGGCGGCCGACCAGGCGTTCCTGAAAGTCCTGGCGAAGTAACAGTTCGTCGTAAGCCGCGACCTGCATGACCTTCATGGCCGGATCGCTGTCGACGGTCGCGTCGAAGTCCGGAAGTAGCGCCTGCATTCGCGCGACTTTGCGCGCGAGGATCGTCTCATAGTCGAGCTGCTCGACGATCGTCGGCGGATCGAGCTTCGATAGATCGACGATGGCGGTTGTGACGGTCATGGCGCGGGCCATGTCGTCGGCGCGGCGAGGGCGTGGCTATGGCACGCTCTTGTAGAAACGCTTTCTACAAGAGAGATGACCTTTAGTCATGTACCGGCGCGGACCTCGAATTGGCCTAGCTGGGCGCGACCTGGGCAAGAATCAGATCGAGGATCCGTTGCTGTTCGGTTTCCGTCAGGCCGAGCAGCACGCGCCGGGCATAGCGTACCTTCGGTTGACCAGGTGCCGGGGCGTCCGACAGGCCGGCCTGGTGGATGCTCGCGATCCGCGATGCGCGACCGCCGAAGCCGACCCATACTTCGTCGCCGTTGCCGCCCGCCTTCAGGCTCTTAGCCATGCGCAATTTGCGGAACATCTTCTGCTGGCGAAGCTTGCCTTTCTTCCGGCCGCGATCGGGCTTGGGACGGCGTGGGGCGAACGCCGCGCCCTCGGGATCGCGCTGGGCAGCGATACGGTCCGACTGGCTCTTGCGGATCTCGCGGCCGATCGAGCGCATCAAGCGTGCGCGTTCAGGCGCGGCGGTACGCACCAGCAGATCGCGGACTAGCTGCTCGATCGGCGCGAAGTCGTTCATCGCGTCACAATCTCGACCATGCCGGCGCCGTCCTCGATCAGGCCGGCCCATAGGTTGGTGCCGGTCGGGACGCCCGCAAAGGCGTCGTTTATAATCGGTTCGGGTAGATGCGTGACCTTAAGGCCGTTCGGCTGTTGCTCGACGCGGACCAGTTCGGTCAGGTCGATCGAGATCGTGATGTCGCACGTCTCCGCGTCGAGCAGCTCCGATTCAAACGTGAACGGCTTGCGCTGACCCTTCTCGAATAGATCAGGCTGGTTGGCAGCGATCCATGCGAGGATCGGCACCAGGAGGTTGTCCACACTGCCCGAGTAGTCTTGCACCCATACCGAAGCGGTGTAAGAATACTCGAACGAGAGCGAGCCTGCGCGCACCGCCACACCGCCCTTGTCGACGAAAATCTCCATCTTCTCGGGGCTGTTCCCAATTTCGGGAACAGATGCGAGTAGATGTGCGCGCAGGCTATCGAGCTTTTTCACGGTGCCGTCTTCGCGGCCGGGCAGCTGCCGGGCACGTTCCAGTTCACCAGGCGGTCGGCGCGATCGGCGTTGCCGGCGAAGGCACGGGCGAGGCGAATAATGCCGGCACGGATCTTGGTCGGAATTTGCGCGATCAGCGACGGATCCTCCGGCAGGCCCTCGGGGCGCGTAGCGCACGTAAGAAGCTCTGCCGGGGGCGTGTCCTTCACCTTCACCACGATCGGCGCTGGGATGACCGCTGGCGGTGCGTCAGCGTGCCGGGCGCAGGCCGGCAACGCCGTTAACAGCGCGAAACCAATCGCTATCGACAAGATTCGTCCGTTCAGCTTGTGCATCTGCCATCTCCATTCGTTGTGCGGCCGAGCTTGCTGCCTCGGCAGCAGCGCGCGCGGCGCGGGTGTCGTCGTTCTGTCGGGCGTCGTGATCGGCCATCGCCTGCGCGAGCGTGGCGGCGGTGAGCTGGTCGCTGTCGCTTTTGAATTTCACCAAGCCGGCGACCGTTTGTGCGCACCGGACACCGCGTGCGGTGTTACCCATTGCGGCGAAGTCCGCGCCCGATCCGGCGCAGATCAACTCGGCGCGGTGCCGCAGGTCGTCGCGATCGGCGCTGACCTGGCGGTACTGGACGTACAGCCAGGCACCGACCGCAGCGACGGCGAGCAGGACGAGGAAGAAGGCCTCGGCCTTTACCTTGGCGAACAGGGTGCGGATCATCGGGGCAGCTCCTTCAGGCAGAGGTCGCGCTCGGCGCGGCGACGGCGGTCGAGGCCGCGGACGACCTGGCCACCCGCCTTGTTCCACATCAGGAAAGCATCGCAGGCACCACGCCAGTTGCTGGCGTTGAAGCGCCGCGCGACGGTTGATCCACAATATCCGCCGGTGCCGATGTTATAGGCGAGGCTGATTGCGGCCGAGAGCTGGTTGGGATGCGAGCGCAGGTTTGGCGTGCAGGCCAAGACCGGTTCGGCGTGGCGAATGAGAGCCGCTTCCTCGCGCAGCTCACATCCTGCAACCGTCTCGACCATGCCGGGCTTCACGCCCAGCGTCTCGCCGCCGCAGATCGTCCACACCTTGACGATGTCCTGGTATGCAACGAGCCGCGGCGTGCCGCCCGACTCCCATCCGGACACGAACGGGGTCACGATCAGCGCTGCGGCCGCGCCGATTACGCCGATCAGCGTCTTGGGGGGGAGCTTCTTCGCGGGAGTAGGGGGCGGTCCGTAACCGGGCATTACTTGGGGTCCTTTCGCGGGATGAGCGCGAGCAGCCGCTCGCTAAGCTTGCCGGGCAGTTCGGCGAGGACGGCGCTGCAGCCGGCAATGAAACCGGGGGCGCCCTTGAAGGCGACCATGGCGACGAGAAAGCCGATCGCCTGCGACACGAACGGGTGCATGCCGAACATCGCGTTGGCGGCGTTCGTGACGAAATAGCTGACGACGATGCCGACCCAGACCTGCGCGATCCGCTGGCCCCAAGTGAGGCCGGTTTCGACAAGTAGGCTGACGACAGACCCGAGGCCGGCGGGGACCAGGCTGATGACGAACGCCAGCAGCCAGGTCCCGAAGTCGTGAAGTAGATCCTTCATACGGTCAGTCCCACAGGTTGAGGACATCGGTGCGAACGGCGGTAGCCGGCGCGGCGATGGCGGGGAGGTTGATTGGCTGACCCTTCGGCAGGATCGAGCCGAGGCCGGCGACGCCGGGGTTGGCTGCAAGCACGGCGGGCAGATCGGCCGGGCCGAGGTTGCGTTCGCGCCAGATCAGCGCGTCGAGCGTGTCGCGGTCGCGCGCACGAACGATGTCGAGCGACGAGGTCATATCAACTCGACCGTGGTGCGTGTGACGCCCAGCATATCTCGGATCGCGTGGATTGAATCGCGGCGCAGCTCGGTGATGCTCGGTTCGAGATCCTCGGCCTTGCGCTGCCCGGCGCTGGTCAGGTCCACGTCGCGATAGCGCTCGACGACTTCCGCCTTCGCGGCCGTGAAGACGGCGCGCTGGTAGAGCAGGACAAGCGTGTTGATGCCGTCGATCGTCGAGATAGACCCATCCGATCGCCGCACGTCGTCAAGCTTCCGGGTGCCCCCTGCGCGGTGGCTCAATGCCCAGGCGGCGAGATCGCGATAGACCGCCAGCATTGCCGCGATCAGCGCCTCGCGGGCGCGATCTGGCGTCACCGCGTCGCGGATCCGATGCTGCTTGCGAAATACCGCAGGATCGATCTCGGGAAAGAACCCGTCGTTGACGATCAGCGCCGGTGCGGGCGTATCCTCGTCTGGCAGGACGGTTGCGATCAGGCCGGTCACAGCGACACGCTGGCGACGACGTCGAGCGCCTTACCCCCCAACAACACACCAAGCGTAATCGCGCACCAGGCGTAGCGGCGGGGCGAAAGCTCGATCGGTCGGTCGCTCTTCCGTGCGATGATCATGACAAAGCCGCCAAGCAGCGTGATCGCGACGGCAGCGACCAACGCGACGACGCCCACGAAGGCGATCAGGGTGCTGACAAGGAAGTCGGCCATCGAACGGTCCTAGAAATTCACGGGGGTGGGGATCAGGTCGATCGACGGCCCTGCGGCCCGGAGGCCTCCCGTCTCGCGTGATCCGTCCCCGAGCGCCGGGGGCGAGCTTGGTCAGCCGGCGGTGTCGCCGGCCTGTGTTTCGGTGCTGGCGTCGGCGTTCTTGATGGCTGCGGCCTTCGCTTTTTCGAGGCCACGCAGCATCGTCTTCACGCCGACACGTTCGTTCTTTTCCTGTGCGCGGGTCAGCACGGCCACGGCGCGCTCGATCGTCGGCACGATCGCGTCGCCGGTCGCCTCGCCGGCTGCACGCACCAGCTCGGCACCGATCGCCTTGAACAGCTTGGCCTTTGGTTCGTCGTGCATGTCGATGCCGTCCGTCAGCAACTCGACGGCCTCCAGCACGTACAACGGAAAGGCTTCGCTCCGGGCTTGCGCTCGCAACGCTGCGTCCGCGATCTCTTCCAGGACCAGTGTCGCGGCATCGCGTACGAAGTGCTTAGGCATGGGGATGGAAAAGCGGAGGACGAAACTCGCCAGCATCAGGCCGCGCGTCCAGTCGCCAACGTCCAGGCACCAAACCATGATGCTCGGCAGGACATCGTCAGCGCCGGTGGGGTCGAGTTGCCGGCCTTCGACACGACGGCCGGCGTCCAGCAGCCCGTCACACCAGGCCTGATATTCCGGAAGCATCTGGCGCTTGGCGGCGACCTTCAGCTCTTTGGATTTGATCTGCTTGAGGCGCTGGCGATCATGGCGGAAGCGCAGGGCAACGGTCGCGGCATTGCGGGCGGCCGGCGTGTTGCCGGTGGGAATGGGGAGTTGGTCCGCCGCGGCCGATGGTACGACCGCGGCGATACGGGTGTGCCCGCCCCCGGATGCAGGAGCAGACGCCGCTTTCATGGCTAGGATTTGTTCCTGGCGTCGAGCGAAGCTCATGGCGTGTCCTGTGGGGGCGGGAACGGGGGGAAAGGGTTAGCCGCCAGCCGGCGCAGGCGCGGCCGGGGCTTTGCCCATGACGATGTTCTCGATCAGCACCGCCTTGCCCATGTCCTCGACGACATAGGCGTGGTTGACGCTCTCGTAGTTCTCGATCTGGTCGCGCTTGGCGTTGTCCTCGATCTTGCGACGCTCGGTGCCGATCTGTTCATAGACCGACAGGTTGGCGAGCGTGGTGATGAGGATGGCGTTCTTGGGGAACTTCGGCACGCGGACCGCGGTCAAACCGCCGATCTTCTTGTCGGAAAGCAGAACGTCACGCGCGAGCTGCTCGGTCGCCTTGTCGCCGGATGCGTTGACGATCGAGAAATACTTGTCGTTGACGAGCGTGCGACCGACGATGACGACCAGGTCGGTATCCTCGCGGTAGTTCTCGTCGAGCAATTCGATGCCTGCGAACACTAGCGCGTCGATATTGACGTAATCGACCTCGGAGCCAACCTCGCCAGCGCCGACATAGATCGCGCCTGCCGCGGTCACCACGCCGTCATCGTTACGCACCTCCGCCTTCAGCTCGCCGCCTGCGGCGTGGCGTTCCGGGGCGTCTTCGCGGATGTGCTGGAGCCAGCCCTTGTTGACGTCCTGGAGCAGCGGATACTTGGTGGCATCGGTGGTCTTGGCGACGAATACGCCGTTGAAACCGATCGTGATGATGTCCACGGCCTTGGCGCTGATGATCGCGTCGCGCAGCAGGGTCTGGAAATTTGGCTGATGTGCCCAGGCGTCGAGGGTCTCGTACCGCACCAGCGTGTCGAAGTCGGTCTTCTCGCAGCGGTAGCGCGTCTCGTCGAGATCGCCGGGGTAGCGCGGCTCGCGATCCTTGGTCCGGGTATCCGTGCGGCTGGCGATCGTGCCCTTCACGCCGACGCCGACCTTGTCGCCTTCCTGCGCGACCACGGGGATAATGTTGATCTTCGAGAGGAAGTCGCTGGACGTTTTCAGCTTGGCGCGCAGCGTCTGCGCCACCGACGGCAGCACCTCGAACTGGCGGCTGGGATCAGCGACGTTGTTCAGCTTGCCGATCTGCTGAGTGTAGGCGTTGTACTTGTTACGGGTTGCGTTGAGCATCGGGGCGGTTCCTGTGAAGGCTTGGCGGTCGGGGCGGGTGGCTGACGATCAGCAGTCGGTAACGGCGTCGTCACCGCCGCCCGACGCTGGCGAGCGCGAGAAGCCCGGCTGTTCGGTGTTCGCGAGCTGGGTCTTGAGCGTGGCGAACTCGCGCTGGTTGGCGGTCTGCGTTTCGATGACCGGCTTCAGCGCGGCCGTCACGACGCCGGTAATCACGGTCTTGATGTCGGCGGTGAACGCTGCCGGATCGAAATCGAAGTTGTCGTTTGCCGACTTGGGCTTCGGCTCTTCCTTGGGCTTGTCGGGCTCGTTCGGCTTGAACTTGGCGCTGAGCGCGGAGAACAACCGATCGACGATGCTATCGACCTTCTCATCCTCGGCCTTCTTGGCTTCGAATTCGATCGTGACCGCGTCCGCGGCCGATGCGAATACCGTGCCGGGTGCGCGGTGCGAGAACTGCAAACGCTGGGTACCGATCGATGCGGGGGTGTCGGTGAACGCCAGGCCGATGATGCCGAACTTGCCGGTGCCGGCATAATTGGGGGTGAGTTCGACCGAAGGGTATGGCTTCTGGTCGGCCCTCGCGAGAGCGACGAGCTGGTCGTTGCCTTCGACGGTCGTGTAGAGCGCGCGGCGCTTTTCCGTCTTGCCGGCGATGACGATGTCGTCGGTCTTCGCTTCGAGCGCGACTACGTCGCCATAGCCGTTGAACGGGGGCTCGGGGCTGTATCCGGAGACATGCTCGATGTTGATCCGCGGGCTGTAGGTGGCCGGCGCGAACGTCGCGACACACTCGTCGATCATTTCGGCGGTGACCTTGCGGCCATCGCTGATGGTTTCACCTTCTACGAAGGAGCGGAACGGCTTGCTCTTGGTGCCCATGGCGGCTGGTCCTCGGTTCGGTCGGTTGCGGCGCGCCAAGCGCCCGTTAGCGAGGTCGAACAGGGACCGAATACGGTGCCTTCCTCAAGCGCACGCTCTTGTAGAATGACTTTCTACAAGAGCCGTGGGGGGCGGGACGCGTATCGGCGTGGCTAGGCTGGCGGTGCCATGTCGATCCTTGCCGACCCACTCACTCTGCCCGTCGAAGAACGGATCCGCGCGGCGCGCAGCCTGTACTGGCGCGGGTGGAGCTTGGCTCAGATCAGCTCCGAACTGGACGTAAAATACGACACGGTGAAGAGCTGGGCGCGCCGGCACAACTGGGACGATGCGCCGTCGATCCGCAAGCTGGAGGACTGCCTTGAGACGCGCCTGATGGTGCTCATCTGCAAGGATAAGAAGACCGGCGACAATTATACCGAGTTGGACGCGCTACGCCGCCAGGTCGAGAGCCTGGCCAAGGTCCGCCGCTATGAAGCACCTGGCGGTCATTCCGGCGATCTGAACGACCGGGTCGCTAACCGCAACGCGGGCGAAAAGAAGAAAGCGAAGAAGAACCACTTCACCGCCGACCAGGCGGCCGAGTTGAAGGCGATCTTTCTCGACCAGTTGTACGGGTATCAAGAGGCGTGGTTCGAGGCGCTGTCGTTCCGAACGCGCATGATCCTGAAGTCGCGACAGATCGGCGCGACCTACTATTTCGCGTTCGAGGCGCTGATCGACGCGATCGAGACGGGCCGCAATCAAATATTCCTGTCGGCGTCGAAGGCGCAGGCGCACCAGTTCCGCAGTTACATCGTCAGCTTTGCCAAGCTGGTCGGCGTCAGCCTTGCCGGCGATCCGATGAACATCACGTCGGACCTACGCCCGGCGGAAGAGGCTGCGGCCGAGCTACACTTCCTCGGTACGAACTTCCGTACCGCGCAGGGCCGTCACGGCAACTTCTACTTCGACGAATTCTTTTGGGTCCATAGCTTTGAAGAGTTGAACAAAGTCGCGTCGGGTATGGCGACGCACAAGAAGTGGCGTAAAACCTACTTCTCGACGCCGTCGACGATCGCGCATGCAGCCTATCCGTACTGGACGGGTGAGCGGCGCAACCGGCGACGTGCCAAAGCCGAGCGCGTCGAGATCGATGTCAGCCACGCCGCGCTGAAGGACGGCGCGCAGGGGCCGGATCGCATCTGGCGGCATATCGTCACGATCACCGATGCAGAGGCGGCGGGTTGCGACCTGTTCGACATCGACGAGCTGCGCGACGAATATGCGCCAGACGAGTTTGCCAACCTCTTCGACTGCGACTTCGTCGACGACAGCCTGTCCGCGTTCCGGTTTAACGACCTGATCAAATGCGGCTGCGACTCCATGGAGAACTGGACCGACTTCAATCCGGAGGCCGCACGCCCGTACGGCGAGCGCCCCGTGTGGGCCGGCTATGATCCGCAGAACAGTGAGAACGGCGATAATGCGTCGCTGTCGATCATGGCACCGCCGCTAGTCCAGGGCGGCGCTTTCCGGCTGCTCGAACGCCACCCGCTGCGCGGTCTCGACTTCGAACAGCAGGCCACCTTCGTGAAGGGTATGCTGTCGCGCTACAACTGCACGTTCCTCGGCATCGACGCGTCGGGCGTCGGCGCCGGCGTCTACCAGCTGCTCGCCAAACCCGATGCCGGGATCAAGGGCGTCACCAAGATCGAATATTCGCTCGAGGTGAAGGCGATGATGATCATGAAGGCGCAGAATGTGATCTCGCGCGGGCGCATGACGTTCGATGCGAGCTGGCTCGATGTCGTTTCGTCCTTCGTCTCAATTAAGAAAACGCTAACCACCAGCGGCCGGAACGTCACGTTCAAGGCCGGCCGGGGCGGCGACGACGGCCACGCGGATCTTGCCTGGTCGATCATGCACGTCCTCAACAACGAACCGCTCGACGGCCGCGAAGCGCCCAAGTCGACTATGGAGATCCTATAATGGGCAAGGCACGCCGCATGGGCCGTCACGAGGCCGGCCGAGCCGGCGCGAACGTCACGACGCCGGAGAAGTCGACGTCGGTAGCGGCGTTTTCGTTTGGGGATCCCGAGCCGGTCAATAGCCGGCGCGAGATCCTCGACATGCTGGAATGCCCGCATAATGGGCGGTGGTTCGAACCGCCGATCAGCGTCGATGGCCTGGCCCGATCGTTTCGCGCGAGTCCGCACCATAGCTCGGCCATTCTGCTGAAGCGCAATTTGCTGGTGCGGTCGTTCATGCCGACGCCGTGGCTGTCGCGCGGCGCGTTCGAAAAGCTAGTGTTCGATTATCTGGTGTTCGGCTTCGGCTTCGTCGAGCAGCGCCGGAGCGTCCTTGGCGGACTGATGCGCCTCGATCACTCCCTGGCGAAATTCACCCGCCGCGGGATCGAAGAGGGCCGGTATTTCTTCGTGGAAAACCTAGCTACCGAGTTCGAGTTTCGACCTGGCAGCGTCATCCAGATCATGCAGCCCGACATCAACCAGGAGATTTACGGCGTGCCGGAGTATATCTCTGCGCTACAGTCCGCGTTGCTCAATGAAGCGGCAACCCTGTTTCGCCGCAAATACTATCTGAACGGTAGCCATGCCGGCTTCATCCTGCACGCGACGGGCGAATTCTCGGATGGCGACGTAAACGCGATCCGCGACGCGCTGAAGCGGTCGAAGGGGCCGGGGAATTTCCGCAACCTCTTCGTCCACCAGCCTGGCGGCAAGGATGGCGGGATCAAGATCCTGCCGATCGCCCAGGTCGGCGCGAACGACGAGTTCATGGGGATCAAGAACGCGACACGCGACGACGTACTGGCAGCGCACCGTACGCCGCCCGTTCTGCTGGGCATCGTGCCGGCGCAGGGTTCTACGCTCGGCAAGCCCAGCGAAGCGGTTGATATGTTTTTCGAGCTGGAGATCGAACCGATCCAGGCGCGCCTGTTGGACATCAATGCGGCAGTCGGCGTCGAAGCGGTCGCGTTCGCGCCGCGGAAGGCACCGGCACCAGCCTGCTAAGCTTTCACGTCCGGCACAGCCGGGCGGGGGATGTCGGGGTGGAGCCCGGCAAACCGACGAGGATCACGCTCGCCACGACCATCGGCCAACCGGCCGTCCCGCACCCGCGCGATCTGCGTGGGCGGGATCTCTACAAGGCGAGGAAATCCTACATGTACACCCTTAATTCCGTCCGACCCGTATCTCCGGCAGCTGGCTACATTGGCGGCAAGCGCAATCTGGCATCGCGTCTGGTCGCGATGATCGAGCGCATCGACCATGACGGCTATGCCGAGCCTTTCGTTGGAATGGGCGGCGTCTTCCTTCGCCGCCGATCGCGGCCGAAGGTCGAGGTCATCAACGACGTGTCGGGCGACGTCGCGACGTTCTTCCGCGTGCTGCAACGGCACTACCCTTACATGATCGACATGCTGCGGTTCCGCATCGCCAGCCGGGCAGAGTTCGAACGGCTGAAGGCGCAGCGCCCCGAGACGTTGACCGATCTCGAACGCGCAGCGCGGTTCCTGTACCTGCAAAAGCTGGCGTTCGGCGGGAAGGTTGCGGGACGTGGGTTCGGCGTCGACAAGAGCCAGGGTGCCCGGTTCAACGTCACAAAGCTGGAGCCGCTGCTGGCTGACATTCACGAGCGCCTTGCCGGCGTGACGATCGAGCAGCTGGGCTATGGTGAGTTCATCCGGCGGTACGATCGCGCCGGCATGCTGTTCTATCTCGATCCGCCCTATTGGGGTTGCGAAAAGGACTATGGCCAGGACGTGTTCGGCCGCGCGGACTTCGACCAGCTCGCGGCGCAGCTCGCTGGCATCAAGGGCAAGTTCCTGCTGTCAATCAACGATACGCTTGGCGTGCGCGCGACGTTCGCCGCGTTCCATATGATCGAGGCTGATACGACGTACACGGTCGGCGCTGGGGCGGCCTCGAAGGCAGCCGAGCTTATTATCTCGAACTTCGACCCACGATGACGGCCGGGGCGGCGTCGCGCCGCCCCGTATGCGAGCGGAGGCGCTGGACTGTGTTGTCTGCGCCTATGCCGCCCGCACACTAGTAACGGCTAACCTCGACAGGAGGGAGGAAGAACTGGCAAGCGTCGCGGCGGTAGCGCCCGCCGTGAAGCCGATTATTCGATCGACGTGGATTGCTAGGCGAGCGTCTTAATTACCTTGTCTGCGCCATCTAGCAGGTCCGTCACCTGCTCAACAGTCGGCTCCTTAGCCTTGTTATGGTCGCATAGATTCCGGTAGTCGCCCAGCAGCGTAATCTGCCGCCATTGGGGCACATCTATAACGCTAGCATTCTTCAAGGCATCATTGAGGTCTGCAATGCCGGGATTTTTCTTGGCGACTTTGACGGTGTGATTGTCGCAAACCTGCCGAAGGTGCTTTTCGAGGACAACTCCAGCAATTGCTCCAGCGCCACGCAAAAACTTGTTCTTGAGCAACTCACGCGCGGCTTCGATTTCAGAATCAAATAGATCAGCTTGGACCAGTTGACGAATCTCAAAGAGAGAACTCGTAAACCGCGCCTTCGCGGACGCTAAGATAGCACGTTGCTGCTGAAATTGCGGAATACCGGCGCTCTGATCTACAACCACTTCAGATCCGCCGCCGCGTGTTATGCGAAGCCCCTGCAGATAATCCTGCATTTTATAGTTCTCAAATGAAATATCTTTTCGAGTTCGAGGCTTCTGATAATGGCTGACGAAATCGTCTAGTCGATCTGGAATTAACTGTCTCACCACCACGAGTGACTCGGAATACCAAGACTGATAGCCGGTGTTAAACTCCGGTAGTTCCTTGACATATTTATCAATGGATTCGTCTGCGTTTTCTTCTTTTTGAAACGCTGGGCGAACCCGCTCGCGAAACTTTTCCTTACCCAAATAAGTGAGGATCATCGACTCTTCGAGTTGGAAAGCCCGCAAGATTAGGCCCTCCAAATCGTCAGAGAACTTGCTGATGTTGAGTGCCACTGCGGAGCCTCCAGACTTAGCGGATAGCCGAGATGGCACGCTCTATATGAAGAAGGAAAGGATTTCCTCGCTCAGCCTCCATTGCCATATCGAAGAACGTCAAGCGTTCGGTCGCCGTGCGATCGCCGGAGCGCGCTACGACCTCAAACCCGTTGTCGAATAGCTGGATAGCTAGTTCATAGCCGCCCGGTGCGGCGCGCTGCGCAACCTCGATTGCTTCGCGAAACCAGCCAATCGGTACGGACTGCGCGTCCGGCCCCGAATAGTCATTATCCATAAAATCGCCTCCCGAGCCAATTATGGCGAGAGAGGCGCCGCTAGGTAAGCGGAAAAGTGCCGGACGGGCAGGGGAGTGAATCCGCCCGCCCGGCTACCCGCCCTGCGAGGCGACTGGCTTGCGGGCAGCTGGGGATCACTCCCGACCCGAAGAGCGAACACCGCGTGACGGTGTTTGGTGAACCGCGAGGGCCGTGAAGGGATAGCTTTGCCGAGGCGAAGTGGGGCGCGATCCAGCAGCACCTAGCGAGCTGGGACGGCGAGGCGCGCGAGTATTTCCTCGCCGTGCCGGTCGCGATTGAGAAACGGCCGCGTCCTGCCGGCGACGGGTAGCCGGCCGGCGCGGTATCAGGAATAATCGTCTGGTTTGTCGCTGGCACCTTGAGGCTCGTTAGCCACAAGTAAGAATATGGAACGGTAGATGTCGTGCATAACGAGCCCGTTCAGGATCAGAACGACCAGACATACCCCCGTGGTGGTTGACTGAACCAATTCGTCCTTAGGATACTCACCGTTCACTATGAGTGACAGGAGCGAAACCGCGAACGCCCAAAAGATTGTCCAGGCGTTCGTGTTTAACTGTGCCCTCGCACGCCCAGCGGCCCCCGCCGCTTCGGCGCGGTCCGGGGCAAGAGCTACCATGCGCGTTATCGACAAATGGATATTCGCGACAGATGCGAACGTGATCGTCAGCATCACAATGAGGACAGACACCATATCCGGCCCCATGAAAGCCTGTAGAAACCGGTTCTTCGCGAAAACGGCAGGCCTACTGATGCTCAGCGCACCGACGATTGCGATCGATGCGAAGAGGATACCAATACGCCAAATATTTGCGCGGTTGCCCTTCATTTCTTAAAAAGCCAGTCCCTAACTCTTTGAATTAACGGCGCGTTGTCCGGAGTCGGCATTTCATCCGCCGGCACCTCCCGTGTAACACGGGCGTGAGCGGATGAGTAGAGCACTCGCCCTCCTCGGTCCCTCACATCCGCATCGCCTCCGCCAGCCATAGCGATGCGAGCGCTTGCGTTCATATGCTCGGTGTTCGGTTTCATCTTTCCAGGTTCGGCTTTGTACACGTGCTGTTGAATATCAGGATTGGCCTCCTGTTTTACTGCCTTAATCAAATTATAGATTTCATCATCGGCGCTAAGAGCGTTGGGCGGGATGAACGTAAAGGTAATCTTCGCAATTTCAGATACCTTCTCGTCGATGACCGTCCAGTATTCGCGCTCATCATGGAGATACTCCACATAAACCTGCCAGTCAGATACATCTGTCTTATCAGACAGATACGAAAAGTACGACTCCAGCAACGATCGTGTGGACCCAACCTTATGGTTGTACTGCGCCCAAACTAACTGATCCTTGGCAAGAGAGATGAAAACAAACGCGCCTTCGTAATTTTCTGCATTATACGGGCGAAGAGCATGATCGTGCAGAGAGACAGGCTTGCCCCGCTTGAAGATCCCGGCGACGTAATCGCCATCGATTTCGATTGGAGAAAAGTCGAACGCCTTCCCAGTTTTACTGTGCAGAAACGAGTGACTTTTAGAGAATGCCGCTTCTAGAAACGCACGGCGTGATCTGTAGCTTTCCTCATGCTTAATAGCTTCCAGCAGCGGCCCGACCTCATCACGTGCAAGTGAAACCCGTAACTGTTCGAAAAATGGCATATGATCCCCCTCTGGGGAGGCTATGCGGGCCGCACGTCATCGTCAAAGCCCCTCCGCGATTCAGTCGAGATTGGATCAACCTAGCCAGATCGCGATAACGGCGTTGCTTACCCCATCCACTTTGTTTCGGCATCCTCCAGCGCTTCCCAGTCATCGCCACTGGCGCGGTTCGCCTGCAGCCACTTCCGTGCCGCGTCGACGTCACCGGATCTCGGGAACGCGCGGTCGATCGCCGCGGCGTTGGCGAGTTGCCCGACGAAGCCACCGGCATCGCGCTGGGTTAGCAGCCAGGCGCCAAACGACACGGCCGGTGCGTCATCTTGTTCGTGGTCATCAATCATCGGTATCCTCCATCGATCTCGTAGCGTGTTCCGACCTGGCGCATGTCGTCGGTCTAACCTCGTAACCTTCGCTCGAACTGCTTCCAGTGCCGTTCGTCCCGACCGTATAGTGGGAAGGATGGCGGCAGCGGCGTAGGCACGATCCTGTTCGGCCGGCCGCCGCATCTCGAACAGCGTAGGTATCGCGGCAGGTTCTCGACCGCACTGTTCACCCGCTTGAGGAAACACCAGCGGGCGAGAACGTCTCGATGTACGACGCCTTTGCGTCCGCAATGACCACAGACAGCGCCGACATTCGCTTCATGTTTGGCAAAGTCGCCCAGCGTCCTGAAACGCGCGTTGCCCACAGATCACCAAGGCAAGGGAATCTGTGTCGCTTCGGCGCTCATCGGCTGAAATAGACCGCTATAAACATGCTGCGCGACTTCGAGTTGAGCAGCCGCCCGCAGGCTTTCCCCTGGCGCGGCAAGACCGATCAGCGCCCAGGCCGGGGCGTCCTCGATTAACGAGGCGATCCGTTCTGCCGTGATCATGCCAGCCATCAGAGGTAGTCGGTTGAGTAGGTTGCGTACGGTGACAGGCCACGACGGGCGAACTCCGCCTCGATCGGCGCGAGTAGCGTCTCCGGCCCATCCTCCATCGCTTGGAAGTAGATCGTCTGCATCTCGCATGGGCGGATGTCGGGCAGGATCTCAGCGATCAGGTTGTGCGTCTGGCTGAAGGGCTGTGCGCCGTGGCGCATCGACTCGGGTGCGTGTTCCATGCCGATGCTATAGCGGAACAGATAGGGAACGCCAAGCGTGGGGCCGGGTTGGCCGGCGCAACAAAATTACGCAAAAGAAAATTACAAAATCGACGAGGCCGGCCCGCCACCCCCTGAACCTGCGACCCCGAGAAACACGCTTTTCCCCCCGCCTCGCCCGCGGTCTTTCTGTGTCGAAAAAGGTGCACTGGAACACCTGAGGGCAATCGGCCGGTTTACGAGGGAGGGCGGCCATACTTGCTGGCGTTTTCCTCGGTGCGTTTCGGTGCAGCAAGGGCGACGAACGGGGAGCTCTATGGTGGAGCTAAACGTAGCTGGGTCGCTCGCTTACCTAGCAGGGGTGGGGGGGGCGCGCCCGGGCCTCGCGCAGGCAAAAAAAAAGCCCCGCTCTAGGCGGGGCTCCTCTTAGCCGCAGCAGGCGACCAGTGAGTCTGTTCTCATATAATGAGAATGCGTAGCTTGCCCGGGGGCAGGCTGACATACAGCTTCACGTACCGTTGCATCAGACAGCCACGCCGCCATGCGAGCGCGGTGACGCTGCTCCGCATTTCGCATAAGCTCGATCTGTTGATCCCGGTTAAGGGGAGCGTTCATAATAGCCTCCATTCCTATTCGAATGTCGTTGCACCAACAACAATCGTCAAGCGCTTACCGTTCCATCGCCTTTGCGTTCCATCATCCAGACGTATCGACCATGATACGAGTCGGAAAGCCAGACGGTGTACCCTTTTTCGTGAAAAACGGTGCATATCTGGTTAAATTTGAGAAGCGCTTTTTCAGGCAGATTCGGTGAGTGCGTGGTCATTGATACGATGCCTGGTTGTGCCGCGTCAACTAATCGGCCGACCACCATGCATATTAAGTTGAGTATGTGACCGCGATGTTCACTGTCGGGGATTAAAGGCTCCGTCTCCAACCCGTCCCAGCAATCTCGCATATGTGCTTCATCGTGGCTCGCCTCGATGATCGAAAACACGCACTCGTATCCGGGAACATCTGCATATCCGATCAGTGGAGAAAGTGCTGCAAACACCGAATATACCGCGCCGGTATCATCGTCGAACCCGACTGGAACACGTGCTAGGAATTCTTCATTCCCGCGTAGAATGACGATCGGAACAGGCCCGCCTGGAGAAACCGTACAAATGAACATGCCGTGTATCTACGGGGGGCTTGGCGAAGCGCAATACTTTTAATGTCCTAACCACCGGGTGGATTCGTGGTGTTGTTTCTACTTCGTTTCGATCGCTAAAATTGGAAAAGGGACGGGCCAAACTAAGTCGCAGATCGCTCGACCTGTCCGGTAGGCAAACCACTCATTTTGGTTGGCACCGAATTTGCGCATCCCCCCCGGATGCACGGGACGGCGCAAGCCGGCACGCTCACCAGCGGTCGCTGGATGCTGAACCCGTTGGGTTCGGGGCCTCGTGGGCTTGGTGGAGCTTCAAACTGCGCACGCCATAGGCGTTCCTTTTATATTTAGATCTTACAGGGCCTCTGTGTGACCGCTCGGCGGATTTGCACTATCAACAGAAGCGCGGACGCGGGCGAGGATAGCGCGCAGCTCCGGGCTCTGGACCTCGGCGATCACGTCGTCGACCGTTGCGGTGTCGAGCTTCTTCTGTCGTGCGCGCTTTTCGGCAACAGCGCGGACGAACTCGCTCGGCTTGCGGAGCATGCGCCGGACGCACTCGCGCACCGTTGCCGGCTGCAGCAGGATGAAGGCGTTGGAGATTTGCTCGCTCTGTTGTTCGTCAGGCAGCGCGTCCTCGATCGGTACGCAGCGGCGGATCCAGTCGAGGAAGCCACACGCCTTCAGCCGGGCGACGGCTTCCACCACCGCGCTACGGGACTTGTGTATCTTATCGGCGATCCACTTATAGGTTGGGTCAAGCCGGCCGTCTTTGCGGCCGCGCAGGCGAAGCAGGCAGCGCAGCACGTCGAGGCCAATCCCCCCGAGGGCACCGTTGCGCTTACCCGGCAGCTTAGTTTCATGCTCGAACGCTTCGGCCGCGCGCATGCGCGCGTTGTGTTCGGTCTTCGGAAACATGTTGTGCGTGCGCCAGAGCGAAACTTCGGCACCGCCGGCGTTCTTACTGTGACGGCGAACATGCGAGTTTGAACGTGCGCGGTCGCGGACGCCCGTTGTGATCTCGCTAAACGAGCGGGCGATATTGCTCGCGCCGGAGGACGTGCGGTTGAACGTGGCGGCGGGCAGTGAATTCGACAT